AAGTGCCGGCCACATAAATGGTCGCTCTGGATATACTTGATCTCGAAACTCGCCGCCAAATTCGTGTGCCGCGCCAGCCTGTCCTACAAAACTTGCAATTGGCCCCACAACTGCATCGTCCTTCGTCGCGTTGAAACGAATCGCACCGCGTAGGTTGTGCCCTCCACGGCCACGCGTGTGAGGTGGATCGCCTGGGTCGCTCGGTTCAGTCGACTTGTCGATACTTGCTTTCGCGTCTTTTGAAATGCGTGCAGCAGCATGAGCGAAGTTGCGAAATGCAGCCTTGTCGGCAGCATTGCTGACTTGCTTTGTTTGATCGGCGATCGTGACACGCATGCCAAACATTACGAACCAGGTATCCGCGTGATTTCAAAAGTGACTCGAATCCAGCCCGTATACTGACGTGTTTTGAAATGTCCACGTACGTAATCAGCCATGTTCCGCGTGCTAACCCATGACGCATTCGGCACCGCAGTCAGGCGTCTCCCTGTCTGGTCAGCATCAGCGTGCGACGGCATCCAAAACTCCCGAATAGCCTGATGCAGGTCCACCATCGCGTCCATCTGGTGGATATGCACACGTCCATCACTACCTTGCTCTTCAATGCCGAAGCGACGTCGGATAAGGATGTCTACTTCGCATTGGTATACAACCTCGCCGCGGTCGTCTTGCAAGTCGTCAGATGTCTTCCAGGGGACGACATCGACATGCGTCACATTCAGGTCGACCAGCTTTTCCGACCAATCTGCATAGCTGCGTTCAGCTGAAAATGTCACATCCCAGGCAGCCGAATTCAGTTCGTCCTTGATCGCTTCCGCAATGTCGATCAGGACTGACATCCGTAGACTTCCTTGGAATGAACCGTCAGCAAATCACCAATCGAATCGAGCCACTCGACGCATGGTCGGCTGTCCGCCAAATCCAGCACTTCCCACCACACTGTTTGACTGCCGATCGTCTCCGAAATCTGATCGCCAGGGCGAGGTGTAACTGTTTCGCCATCGAGGACCAGATCATCTGCTGCGATCGTCCAATCGTAACTGTGATGCTGCGTACCAATCCCGTCTTCGTTGGGAATGGTATGCGTCATCGCAGAACCAACAGCCGTGATCGACACACTGTCTACGCCACGGTGATATGTGACAGTTCGACCGGCTGCCGTCTTCAGCCGGTCCTCGAACCATGTCACACCGCGTTGGCGTAGTGTCGGCATCAGTTGTTGTTGTGGAACGGATTGTGGATGGCCTTGGCCGTCGAGTTCGCGCCTCCACCCCCCTCGGCGCAAATCCAGCCGAAGACGGCATTGTTGGTCGATACTGTGGTGACCTTATTGTTGGTGTCGTCCCAATAGACCTTGGCCCCCGTCGCCGCGTTGTTCAGATTCACGACGTCATACACACCACCACAAACCGCAAGTGCGCCAAGCGTGCTGTTCACGATCGGCCGGTGCGCGATCATTGCCACTGCACCTGTGCCGCTGGTGTTCGCAGTCACGCTGCCAACCACGACAACCTGGCCCTCCGAAATATTCCCGCTCGAAGGCGTATAGTCGACCATTACCGGATCGCCGTGACGAAAAGTAACCTCAGCCATTTGTCAGACCTCCAAAAGAATAGGCGACGGTGGTCTCACCAACGCCAGGGTATTTGTGACTTGCAACAGTTCGCCGCCCTCAGCGAGCAGTTCTTGAACTACCTGCATTACTTCAGGATCATTGCTACTGAAGTCGTGAAACAGCAGCAAACCACCGTTGTCAAGAACTGACATCGCTCGCTTGCAATCCAGCTGAACTGATTCCGTGTCATGTGCTCCATCAATGAATACAAGATCGAATCGTTCATCGATGGAACTCTCAAACCACGATGGGTGCTCGACGCGTACTTTGTTCTTAACTCCATAGCGTTCAATGTTTTTTTCGAACGCCGCACGCGTGCTTTGCGGATGTGGCGTACCGCGGCCATCGAAGAAATCGACCGCCACGACCGACTCTGCTGATCTGGCCAGGCAGACCGTTGACAATCCGCAGTACGAGCCAATCTCCAGTACTCGCTTGCCAGTCGCCAGCTCTGTCAATGCATTGGCTTCGTCTCGATGCAACCAGCCGGCGATGTCCGCCGGAAATGCACCAGGCACTGGGCTAACCTTGACCGCTTCATAATCGAACTTCTGCGATCCCCAAGGCATCGTATTGCTGAATTCCATATCGCCTTGATGACGGATCGCAACCTTGCGAGTTGCTCCAATGCGCAGACCGATTTCGTGACACAACCTAGAGAAATACCAATCCTCTGGCTCTGTCTGCGCCTGATAACGATTGCAGGCTCTATTGAAGACGATCCGATCGTTAATCTCGAATCTCACTTGCCGACACCAGTCCTGATTCCATTTCACAACGAAACAGCCGGTGTTAATCAACAACGGCTTGTTCGCCAGGTCGGCACTCGTGAATGTTTCCGGCAGTTCGTAGATGTCGTGCATTGACAGACGTGCAAACGGCAGCCAATTGTCGTCGCCATCCAAGGCCAGACTCGTCATTCCGCGAGTGTCCTTGATCGGCACGACTGCACCCAGGATGTCGAGATGGTTGTCCTCTAGCTCGGCGATCATGGTGTCGAGCCAATAATCATCAGCTGACACGTCATCGTGCAGCATGGCAAAGTAGTCGACGCGTTCTCCAGCATGCGACAGATTCAACGCCAGGCACCACAGCTGATTGAAGTTGCTGGCGAGTAGCGATCCGCACTGGTAATAGTTCCAGACGCGTGACATATCGCGACAGGCATGCCAGAACGACCGGCCGGCTCCTGCCGACTGTCGTCCGTAACCAGGCATTCCCAGAACTATCCGCCGCTCGTCCATCACGTGCCTTTCAGCTTCGGATCTTTTGCCACCGCTCTGATCTTCGCCTCATCCCGTCGCATTTCTTCCTCGTGCAACGACTGGATGACGTCATCTTTTGCACTATCGTCCGGCAGGACAGCGACACCACGGGACAGCAGTGCATCAGCTGCTGCCTTATCGACATCGACTGTCCTGCCGGCCAAGCACTCGCCCGGGGTCGCGATCTTCAATTCACTGGCATCGTCGCGACCCAAATTCACTCGCATCACCACTTTCATCTACCACCCGTCGATTACGACGAGCCTCCATCGGCATAAACGCCACCACGCTTCTCTTGCTCGTTGACGCCAATATCGCAGTAGCCACGCATCTGGACGCCAAGCACATTGAAGTCAGCATCTGCCGTATCGACAGTCGGCTCGACACGACCGTTGAGCGCCGCGATTTCGATTACCGCCATCTCACGCGGATTCGCCAGCATCCACCAGCCGACCGAGGTGTACCCGGTGTAGCTGCTGTTGCTGATGTACGGCGAACTCTTGACCGTGAATCGCCCGCGGAATGGATTCGCAGTCGATACATTTGAGCTGCCGCCAGTCATCTGAGACTGCGGGTCCATCAACGCGATGGCCGTCGCCTTGAGCGCCGTCGGAACCAGAATGATCTCCGGCATGATGGCCAGTGGCTTGCCGTCAGGGTCGGTCTGGTTCATGAAAATCGTCTCGGTGGCAGCCAGCCCACCGATCGTCATGTCAGCCACACCAGTGTTGATATTACTGTTCCCAGACGCGAAGAAGCTGGCACCGACCAAGCCGAGGAACTCGGTCCAGAATATGTCGTTGAGTTTAAGCATGCCACCGCGGCCCAGTCGTCGCGGGACTGCTGTCAACGCACCCAGGTCGTCGTTGATGATGTCCTTGCGAGTGATCGCCAGCATCGACGCGTACGTGTCCGCCTGGTTCGTGTAAGTCAGGTCGTCCAGTGTGCCGTGCTTGATCTCGCCGTCCGCGCCGATCTTGTTGTACTGCAACGCACCAGTCAGGCTGACCGTCGTGATCTGCTGGAAGTTGCGGACAGGCCGAATGGTAGAGATTTCAAGACACGTCTGATCGACCGCCATCCATCCCTCGTGAAGGAACTTGTTTGCGGTCGCCGCGACGATGTTAGCCACATCGATTGTAGAGAATCCTGCGGCATGGATCTGTCGTCCACTTGGGTGCAGGCGAAATGCAGCCCGTTGCACGTCGAGGTTCATTCGTCCGCCGGAATTTCCTCGATAGCCGTTCATTTCTGCGGCGACCAGGAACAGCTGGTTCAGCGAAATCCCGTCGGGGAAGTGATCGTGAGCCGTCTGCAATTCCTTGTCAGTGAAGTGCTTGTCCAGGTTTTCCAGCCGACCAGCTTCGCAGACGGCCGCTTCGAGAACCTCGGATGTGATGGCGCGGTGATCGCTGGAATAGCTGATAATCGTCTGTCCTTGCGGCATGCTCGCTTCCCACAGTTCGAGCCTGAATTCCGTCGGCGTCATTTTCGTTTCGACCGCGGCGGCGTACATCTTCTCGATTTCGCAGATCTCTTCTTCGCCGCAGTTGTTGCGATCGATATAGCCATCGGCGATTTCTCGCAGCTCTTTCCGTCGCTTGGCTTCCAGCTTACGACGCTCGAAGACGCTGCCATCAGAAGCGGTGACTTCCTTCTTCTTCGTGGTCTTGCCAGAGAAGTTCGCTTCCAGGCCGGCGAGCTGCTCGGCGGACAGTTCATCGATCGAAAATCCCATCGATTCAATCCAGGCCTTCAACGCGGGGTCCATCGTCTTCTCCTTGTTAGCGGCGGCCGCCGCAATGGTTGCACTGGTGTTGTCGTCAGCACCGTGGCTGACGAACGCGAAGCCTTTGAGTTTGCCGGTCCGCGTGACGTAGAGCGGTCCGTTGAATGTTTGACCATTGACGACGACCTGCTTGCCGGCCGTTACTTCCTCGATCGCGACCGGATGCACTTCGAGCGACGCTTGCCACTCGTAGCCTGACAGAGCACTTTGGATCACCTCATCGCGAGCAGCCGTGGCTGCACTGGCCTTGCCGTGAGCCACGAGTGACTTGCCGTCGTTATCGACTGAGAAATTGCCAACCCGCTTCGTGCGATCGTGATCCAGATTGGCGACGAGGACTTTTGATTCCTCCAGTCCCTCCAGATCGACCACGACCGGATATTCCCAGCCGGCCAGCTCCAACGCCCCGCCGGTGTAAAAGGTCGCCGTGAACGACGCCGGCTTATTTTCCTCAGCGCTCGCCGCGATGCTCACGGGAGCATCCAGTGCGATTAGCTGCTGCTTAGTTTTCCTTGGCATGGCCAACTCCATTCAGCTGGTGACCGTTCCGGCCACGTAATTTTTCGAGTACAGATGCCGCTGCCATGTCCGCAGCTGGCTCGCGTTCCGTCGCCTGCGACTTGTCGGATT